ACCCCAGGATTGATAAATGATGTTGCTGGTCATACAGGTCAAATTACAAATATTATTACTAATACAATTGCTAGAGGTGATAACATGTATGTAGTAGATTTATCATCATATGGAAGTAATGTTACTTCAACAATAACACAAGCTCAAACTAGAGACACATCATATGCTGCTTCATATTGGCCTTGGGTTCGTATTATTGACCCAGCTACAGGAAAACATGTTTGGGTACCAGCTTCAACTGTAGTACCAGGTGTATATGCATTTAACGATAAAGTATCTGCTCCTTGGTTTGCACCAGCAGGTATTAATCGTGGTGGTTTAAGTACAGTATTACAAGCTGAATTAAAATTAACTCAAGCAAATAGAGATGCTTTATATGCAAATAATGTTAATCCAATTGCAACACTACCTAAACAAGGAGTTGTAGTGTATGGACAAAAAACATTACAAAAAGCTCAATCTGCTTTAGATCGTGTAAATGTACGTCGTTTAATGATTGAATTAAAATCATATATTCGTCAAATTGCAGACACTATCGTATTTGAGCAAAACACAATTCAAACTAGAACTTCATTTGTATCAAGAGTTAATCCATACTTAGAAGCTATCCAACAAAAACAAGGATTATACGCTTATAAAGTAGTAATGGATGATTCAAACAATGGACCCGCAGTAATTGATCAAAACCAATTAGTAGGTCAAATTTATATTCAACCTACTCGCACAGCTGAATTTATTTCTTTGGATTTCATCTTGTTACCAACAGGAGCTGAATTCCCAGGGTAAAAATTTAAAATTTAGATATTTATAATAAAATTAAAATAGAAAACAAATGGCAATTTTAAATCCAAACGAAATATTTTATACAGCGTTTGAACCAAAACAAACAAACCGTTTTATCCTTTATATGGATGGTGTTCCATCATATCTAGTAAAAGGAGTAGGAGCTGTTTCATTAACTCAAACTGCAGTTGCCCTTAATCATATCAACGTTCAACGTTATGTGAAAGGAAAAACAAAATGGAATACCATTCAGTTTACAATGTATGAATCAATTACTCCTTCTGGTGCTCAAGCAGTAATGGAATGGGTGCGTTTAGGACATGAATCAGTAACAGGACGTGATGGTTACTCAGATTTCTATAAGAAAGATATTACCTTTAATGTTTTAGGTCCTGTAGGTGATATCGTTTCTGAATGGATTGTTAAAGGAGCTGTTATTACTGAAGTTAACTTTGGAGATTATAACTGGGATGATGATGGAACACCAGTAAATATCCAAGTAACTGTTCAACCTGACTACTGTATCTTGAACTACTAATATTAGGTTAATAATTTATCAAGTAAGCTCCAAAGAAATTTGGGGCTTTTACTTTCTTTTAATATATTAAGGCTATGAAAACACTTAAAACACTTTTATTTGTACTATTAACTAGCTTTGTTTATAGTCAATTTTGTCCATTTTTAGGACCAGACCAGTATTTACCTTGTGGTACAAACTCAACAACTTTAACCGCGGATTTAAGCCAATGTGGTCAAGGTAGTAACCCCAATCAAACAACAAACTACACTGTTTCTCAAATACCATATGTTGCTCAAATTAACAGTGGAACTTTAGTTGCTTTAGGAGATGATGTACAGTCAAACACATTTAATATTGGATTTACTTTTTGTTTTTATGGACAAACTTATACACAATTTAGAATTGGTTCAAACGGTTGGGTATCCTTAGGTGCTGGAATGCAACCAGCTACATTTACATCTTTAGCTATACCAACAGCAAACGCTGCTGTGCCTAAAAATTGTATTATGTCACCTTGGCAAGATTGGCATCCTGGAATTGGAGGTCAAGTGCGTTATCAAGTACAAGGTATAGCACCATGTAGAAAATTAGTTGTAAGTTGGATCGGCGTGCCAATGTATTCATGTACTAACCTATTAGGTACATTTCATATTGTGTTATATGAATCATCCAACAATATTGAAACATACATTGCAAATAAGCCAAATTGCCCACAATGGGCTGGAGGAACATCAGTACATGGTATCCACAATGCTGCAGGAACACAAGCAGTAACAGTACCTGGTAGAAATTCATCAGTTTGGACTACAGTAAATGATGCAAGACGATGGACACCATCAGGTGCTCCTGTTTTACCAACTTTAGTTTGGTATCAAGTAGGTAATCCTGTTCCAATTGCTCAAAATGTAAATCAAATTACAGTTACCCCTCCAGCTCAAGGAGCAAATTACACATGCCGTTTAGAATATGGGCCTTGTAATGCAGGTTGGTCAACTTGTAATGCTGGAGTAGGATTAGGTCCTGATACAGTATTTGTACAACCTGGTCCACCAACATTAAATCAACCAAATTTTGTAACAATAAATCCACTATGTAATGGAGATTGTAACGGATCTATTACAGTAAACCCTACAAATGGAACGGCTCCATTTAATTATGTTTGGGTTACTTTGCAAAATACTCAAACAATTAATAATTTATGTGCAGGAAATTATACAGTAACAATTACAGATGCAAATAACTGTACTGTAACTGCAAATGCAGCTTTAATTGATCCTCTTGTTTTACAATTACCATTAATGACTGCAACGAATCCCGTTTGTTTTGGATATTGTGATGGAACAGCAACAGCAAATCCAATTGATGGAATTGCTCCATACACTTATTTATGGGATAATGGACAAATAACTCAAACAGCACTTAATTTATGTGCAGGTACTTATAACATTACAGTAACGGATGCAAATGGTTGTCCTGCTTCAAATGCTATTACATTAACAAACCCACCAATGGTAGTAGTAGGAAGTATTACCTCATTAGATACAATATGTTATTTATCTTCTAATGAAACATATTCAGTACCTAGTTTAGGTGCAGGGTATTCTTATAATTGGTTAAGTGTAGGATCTATTACTTCAGGTCAAGGAACTAATAATATTTCAGTAGATTGGTCAACATTACCTGCAGGATTTATACCAGGAGCTGTTAATGTAGTAGCGATAGATCAAAACGGTTGTACAAGTTTACCACAAGCGGTTGACGTTTATATTTTAAACGTTTTACCTACGATAGATTCAATTGTTCCGTTATGTGATTATGATAATTGCGTGACATTAACTGGAAGTCCTATTGGAGGAACATTTACAGGTAATGGTGTTAATGGAAATTTATTTTGTCCTTCTCCTTCTATTGCAGGTAACAATACAATAATATACACTTATGTACAATCAAATTGTACTTTTGATACTACTCGCTTAATAACCGTTTATCCTAGACCTTCTATTTCACAAATCCAAAACGATTTAGGAAATTTAACATCTGAATTTATAGAATTGTGTGAAGGAGATAGTATAGGTAGAGTTTATAGTGCAACTCCTTTAGGTGGAGGTAGCGTAGTATGGATTCTAAATCAAGATAGCATTGCAAACCTAACATTACCTATTACATGGAACAGTTTTGGAACATTTACATTTTCAGCAGTAGCATATGAAAATGGATGTGTATCTTATCCTGTATCATTTGCAACAACTATTCAAAGATGCCCTGAAGAACTAATCTATATCCCGAACACATTTACCCCAGATGGAAATGAATATAATCATGTTTGGCAGCCTGTATTTACCTCAGGTTTTGATCCTGCTGATTTCTATTTAACAATATACAATCGTTGGGGAGAATTAGTATTTAAAAGCTATAACAGTGCAGCTGCTTGGGACGGAACATATAATAATACAGTATGTCAAGATGGAACATATACTTGGATTATAGTATATGGAGATAAAAACACAGATAAAGAAACATTAATTAAAGGAAATATTACCCTTATTAGATAGTACAATATTTATAATAGTATGAAACTGAACCATTTACGTACTTTAGTTAAAGAGGAGCTTAATAAGCGACTAAACGAGGAATACCAAGACAAATTTAAAATGGTTGGTATGATTATAACTAACATTAAAAAACGCCCTCAAAAAGAAATATTTTCTGATATCCGTTCAATTCCTGGAATTACAGTAGCGTCTTCAAAAGAACCTATGCCTTATAATGAACAAAACACAGAAAAATTTCAAACTATCTTAACTATTAAAGTAGATGGTCATCCTTGGATTACAAAAGGTGGATTTGATCGTACAAAAATGGAAGATATACGCAAAGAAATATTAAAAGTAAATGGAGTTTTATCATATAATGTAAATCCTGATAATATTTCTTCTCTTTAATATATGTATATAGGACAATAAAGTTATATTAAATAAAAATTATGAGTGAATTTAAATTACCAACTGAAACAGTTGAGTTACCATCTAAAGGTTTACTTTATCCTGAAGATTCTGAGTTAGCAAAAGGTGTAGTTGAAATTAAATATATGACTGCTAAGGAAGAAGATATCCTTACAAACCAATCATATATTAAAAACGGTACTGTATTAGATAGATTAATGAAGTCACTAATTGTGTCAAAAATCAATTATGACGATTTGTTAATTGGTGATAAAAATGCAATCATGATTGCTTCTCGTATTTTAGGATATGGTGCTGAATATACTTTTGATTATTTAGGTGAAACTCATACAGTAGATTTATCTCAGGTTGAAAACAAACCACTAAAAGAAGAATTGTTTATAAATCGTGTAAACGAATTTACATTTACCCTCCCTAAATCTGGTAATACAGTTACATTTAAACTCTTAAGTCATAAAGACGAACAAGATATTACACGTGAACTGGAAGGTTTGAAAAAAATTAACAAAGATGCCTCTCCTGAACTTTCAACACGTTTAAAATATCTAATTCTCTCAGTAGAAGGAAAACGAGATAAAAAAGATATTCGAGAGTTTGTCGACAATTATCTTCTCGCCCAAGATTCTAGGGCATTAAGAGAATATATTAGAGAGATTCAACCCGATGTTGATCTAACTTTTTTTCCCGACGGAGGTAATGATAGAATCAATATCCCAATTGGGATTAGCTTTTTTTGGCCTGACCTATGAAATAGCTCCCCAAGCTAGGGCTGCTATATTTACCCAAATTCACGAAATAGTTTTTCACGGTAAAGGAGGATACGATTGGAATACAATTTATAATATGCCTATATGGCTTCGTCGTTTTACCTTTTCAAAAATTCAAGATTTTTATACTGAAGAAAAAGAATCTTTAGAAAACAAAGGAAAAGGTGGTGGAAGTAAAACTGTAATCAATTCTGACGGTACTATAAAAGCCCCTGAATTACTTCAAAAAGCACTACAAAGTAAAAATCCCCCTAAATATAGCTAAAAATATTGATCTCTAATATTTATAATAAAATACATTAATAGTGGCAGACTTAGATGATTTAAAAAAACAAATTGAAGATCTTAGAAAACAATATTCTGATCTTACAAAAAAGCCAGCAGCATTATTTAATACAGATAACTTAAAAGATGCTAATGCTGCTATTACTACTTTAAATAAAGCTATTGCAGACGCTAAAAAAGAAGCAGCTAGTTTAGAAGCAGGATTTGGTGGAATAGATAGTACTATTAAAAGTATTGTTTCTGAATTAAAAAAAGGAAATGAAGCTTCTTCTTTAGCTACTAAAGCATTTAGAGGGATTCAAAATATTACTGAAAAACTTAAATATGATCAACAAGATATTAGCAAATTAAGTTTAGAACAATTAAAACGACAAAAGGATAAACTTAAAGAATATCAACAAGAAATTAGAGATCAATCAAAAATAATATCTGAAAAAGTCCAAAGTTTAGTCCTTGATAAAAACGGAAACCAACTTGCAGGAGCTGCATTACAATCTAGACTAAATAGACTTCAAATTGATGGAGAAATTAATGAACAAGAAAGAGCTATATATATGGCTGCTAAAGAAAATTTTGCAATTTTTGAAGAAACTAATAACCTCTTAAATGAAAGGATAAAAAAAGAAGAAAAAATTAACGATACAATTGGCCTTACAGGTAAGTTAATGAAAGGAATTTCTAAAATTCCTATAGTTGGTCAATTTATTGATGCTGACAAAGCATTAGAAAAAATGCGAGAAACTGCTGAAAAAACAGGCAGTAAAATGGCTGCTTTAGGAGCAGGACTCAAATCTATAGGTAAAGATATAGACAAAGGTATTTCAGATCCTTTAACAATTTTAATTACTCTTGTTAAAATAATGGGAGATTTAGATAAAGGAGCTGAAAATTATGCTAGATCTATGAATGTGACTTATGGTGAAGCCCTTAAATTTCGAAATGAAATGGAGAAAGTTGCAGGAGTTACTAAAGCTCAACAACTAGAGTCTATAGCAGCTATCAATAAACAGTTAGGAACTAGTGGTAAACTTACTAAAGAATTAAGAGGTGAATATACCCAATTAGTAGTACGTGCTGGAATGACTCATGAAGAACTTCAAGGGATAACTAGTTTAACCTTAACTAATGGAAAAACCTTAAAACAAAATACTAATGAATTTATAGCTCAAACTAAACATATTGCTGCTGGTAAAGGAATTGTTTTAAATGAAAAACAATTAATGACAGAAATCAGTAAAGTTTCAGCTGCCACTACATTATCATTAGGTAAAAATCCAAAAGAATTAGCTAAAACTGTTGCTACTGCTAAAGCATTAGGAATAGAAATGAGTAAACTTGAAGGCATAGCAGATGGTTTACTTAATTTTGAACAATCTATTGAAGCTGAATTAAGTGCTGAATTATTAACAGGTAAAGATCTTAATTTAGAAAGAGCTAGACAATTAGCTTTAAATAATGATATAGCAGGAATGGCCGAAGAGATTAATAACCAAATCGGAAGTTCAGCTGAATATACTAAAATGAATAGGATCCAACAGGAAGAATTAGCTAAAGCTGTTGGAATGAATAGAGAAGAATTAGCTCAAACTTTATTTACCCAAGAACAATTAAAAGGAGCAACTGGAAAAGAAGCTGAAGAAAGACAAGCTTTACTAGATCAAAGAATTGAAGAAGTTGGTTTAGCCCAAGCTCAAAAAGAATTAGAAGAAGGAGGATTTGATAAATTAAAAGAACAAGCAGGTATACAAACAGAATTTAATCAACAAATCCTTGAATTAAAAGATGCCTTAGCTAATGGTATCCTCCCAATATTTTCTAGAATAGCAGAATTTATTCGAGACCATCTAGATGCTATAAAACTTATAGCAGCGTTATATATAGGAATAAAAGTTACTATGTTTGCCCTTAATGCTATGAATTTAATAGGACTAGCTATAGATAAAAAAAGAAAAGCTACAGCCTTACAAGAAGGAATGATAGAAGGAACATCAGCAGCCTTTAAGATAGGAGGTTCTATGGGCCCTTTAGGTCTAGCAATTATCCCAGGCCTTATAGCAGCAGCAATAGCAGCTTTTTCTATGTTTGGTGATGATATTATGTCCCCTGCCCCAGGAGGAACAGGATATGGTAAACGTACCTTATTCGGACCTGAAGGAGCAATCCAATTAAACGATAAAGACACAGTTATTGCAGGTACAAATTTATTTGGAAATGATGTTGCATCTGAACCAGGTAAATCCACTCAAATGGGTGGAAAAGGAGCAATTAAATTAAACGGAGACTCTTCAGCAGTAGTAAATGCAATAATGGAATTAAGAAAAGATGTAAATGCTTTAGCTAATCGTCCAATAAGTGTAGCAATTGATGGTAAAAAAGTAATTGAAGCTACAACAGGTGCTCAACCAAACACTCAAGGAGACGAAAATAGAAAAAATAGTTACAAAATGTCTTAATATATAATATTTATAATAAAATAAATAACCATGGGAATCTTAACTAAACTAACAACTCAAGGATCTGCTTTTACAGCATATGATGGAACTACTCCAACAGTTAATCCACTTGCAACACAGCAATCAAAATTGCATGTTGATGGAAACCAACCTGGATATTCATTAAACGGTGCTAATGCTGGTCAAGTAACAGCAGATTATAATGCATACTTAGATGGAACACCAAACCAAATTCCACTTCCATCACTGTTAGATATAAATGGAGTTATAGCTCCTGTATCACCTGGTGGACAAGGTTTACCGTATTTGAACAATTTACCACAATGATGAAGTAAACTATGCCTATAGTATCTGCTCCCTTAGTTAATTCATCTACTAATGTACCTTTATCAAAAAAGCCCCAAAGCATTAAAGATAGATTAGTCCAAGATGGGTCTGCTTTTAGTTATAGTAATGGAAGTACACCTCCATTTAATAAATTAGCAGGAGATGGCTCTACTAATAGAAATTATTCACTTCATTATAACCCATCTACTCCAGACATTTCAAATGGGTATTCAGTAACAGGAGATGATTTTTCTACTATTAATTCCTACTTTCAGGATTATGTAGATGGACAAAATAATTTTCTTCCTGAACCTACTGAATTAGATGTAGATGATCCTGTAACTGCTGATCCAAAATATAAACCATTATATACTCCTGGAACACAAACATATGTAGATAAAATAAAAACTTTAATCCAACCATGAAATTATGGGTTCTTTTCTTGTTAAACTTCTTACTAACCCTGAAGACTTTAAGTTCTATAGTGGGAACTCTGAAGGACAATTAGGAGGTACATCTACCCCAACTTCTTTTGGACAAAAAAGTATTCCTTTTGGTAAAGATAGACCAGGAGGAGGAGATAGTGGACAGCCATTTATTCCTCAAAACATACAAGTAGGCGTTCAAAATCCATCATTTTATAACGATTTTATTGTACGTGGAGGAATTGAAGCTCCTTTAAGCGCCGCCGAAGACGTAGCTCGTTTAACTAAATACTTTATAAACGTTAAAAATCCAAGTGGACTTTTATTCACTGCAAAACAAAACCTACTTTCTCGAGTAGGAATAAAAACAGAAGCTTCTAAAGGTTTAGGTTATGCTGGAGGTGCTTTAAATGAAGGAATATATACACCACTATCTACATTAGCTGAAGCTGGAGTAGTGTGGGCAGGAGGCCATATAAATAAACAAGGTTTAGATCCTACTGGATTATTTCCTGGAGCTTCTATTAAAAAATATGGAGAAGTAGTTTATGAAAATAATAACGAAAAAACTAATAGCGCTCCCCCAACAGTACCAGATTCATTATATAGAAAAGCTCAAAGAGCAAATAACCGTTTAGGAAATAGAATAGGTGCTACCGCTAACCAACGAGATAAAGCAGTTTCAGAACTTACATATAGACCACCTACTAATTATAATGGTCTTTCTACTCCTCTTGGAGAAAAAGCAGATACTTTTTTAGAAGGTAAAATAAATTCTTTTTTACAAGCATGGGATGCTTATAGAGATAAGCAAGCTGCTAAAAATTTAACTAATAAAGAACAAAGAGAAGCAAGAGCTTCTGAAAGAGCTAAAGTAGCTGATAACAATTTAGATGAAGCTGAATTTTGGGCCAATAACATTGCCCGCCCTGTTTATAGCAATAGACTATTAAACCTATGGGACACTACAGGCCTTAATCTAACATCCCCAGGATATACTAGCAGTCCAGTATTGTATTCTTATGGAGGTGGGCCTAATTCAGTTTTAGGAATAGGAAAAACTAATATAAAATTTGCAACATTAAACGATGGTGCTACACCTGCTAGAACAGGTGTAAATATGGTTGATCCTTATTTACAATATGGTAGACGTTTAGTAGAATATAAAACAACAAATATATTTGGTAAAACATTTATGCCGAATAGTTTTGGTAGTGTTTCTTTAACATATGCTGGAACATATAATACAAGTATTAAAGAAGATCAATTATTTGGAACCCCAGACTATTTAGTAACATACAATAATAAGAATAACCTTCAATCATTTAATCCAAATGCTATTTGGCAAAATTCTAAAACAAATTTCAATGCTTGGCAACAATTTGATTTTAATACCCAAGAAGTTAATTTAGATAGTACTACCAAAGAAGACTTTAGAACCATCTTAGACCCATCCCTTCCAGCTAATAAAACATTTTTAAGTTTATCTCCAAATTACACAACCGAAAATATTGAAGATAATCTTAAATTAGGTAATCCTGGTAAAAAAGGAAATATTTCAAGTTATACAACAGGTAAAAGAGACACCACTACAGAAGCTAAATTAGGCCCTGTAGACAAAGTAAATGCCTCTCCAATATATAAAACAAACACTAAAGATGGATCTAGATACCCTGGCTTTAAAAACTCAAATCCCAACCCAGATTTAAAGGATATTATTCCATTTTTTATAGCTATACTAAATAATGATTCTCAAGTAGGAGGTACATATAAAAAATATATGCACTTTAGAGCATTTATTGACTCATTTTCTGATTCATATAATGCAGATTGGAAATCTATAGAATATATGGGTAGAGCAGAAAAATTCTACAAATATGGAGGATTTAGTCGAGAAATATCAATGGCATTTACTATTGTAGCTCAATCAAGAGAAGAGATAACAGCTATGTACGATAAGTTAAACTTCCTTGCCTCCTCACTTGCTCCTGAGTATCTTGATAGTTACACATCAGGATATATGGCAGGAAATATTTCATACATTACTTTAGGAGGTTATTTAGATGACCAACCAGGTGTTATAACATCATTAACATATGATGTTCCTGAAGAAGCACCTTGGGAAATAGGTATAGATGATGCAGGAGATGATTTAGATATTAGAGATATTAGACAAGTACCTCATATGATTAAAGTAACAGGTATTAAATTTATTCCTATTCACAAATTTAGACCTGAAAAACAATCATTTAGAAATGATATACTTGGTACAGATAGTACTAGATTATTAAATACGGGTAAACAAAGATATTTAGATCAACTTCGTCCTGAAATAACAAATTATGATGCCGAAGCTCAAAATGCATATATTGAAAATAAAAAGAAAATACTTTCCCCTTTACCTACAATTCCTCTTAAATCATTACTTCAAACAAATGTTCTTTCTTTACAACCTTCTGGAGTTCCTACAAATTCAACTGCTTTAACTACTGTACCAACCCAAGAAGAAGCCACTAGTAATGTTTTACTTTCTAGTTAAAATACCATATGAACAGATATAATAATATTAACATAACAAAAACCCCAGAAGACCCTAGATTAAGGTATGTTGTTACTAAATATCCTATTATTCCTTTAGGACCTTTAGATGTTTATGTTTTTACTACCCAAGGTGATAGATATGATGTTATGGCACAAAACTATTATAGTGATTCAACTTTATGGTGGATAATTAATCGTGCAAACCCAAACCAAGACGCAAATTCAATATTTCCTACTGTAGGAGCTCAAATAAGAATTCCCGCTTTTGATAGCGTAGGAACTATAATAGCACAATATGAAGCATTAAATCAATTAATTTAAAAAAGTTATGGCCATTATTGGAGAAAAATTAGAACCGTATGTTATAAACCAGATAAATGCTAGACAATCTCTTCATGGAAGTGGTGCTGGAACAGCTAATGATGGATCTCAAAACATTAGGTCTGATCAACAGATTAACCTTTTAAATTCTAATACTTCTTGGATAAAATTAGCATCTGGAATTTCAGTAGACGCTAGTAGATTAAGAGATATACAAGTAAGTACATCTTATAGTGGAATGGGTTTAGCAAAAAATTACATTTTGTATGCTGGTGTTTCAAGATTAGAACAAGACGGAACAGATAGATTAATTCAAAGACAAGGTTTTCTTCCTCAAACTCGAAATAGTTCATATACCTATGGAACATATGGGTATTCTCCTATGCCTGGTATTTCAAGTGCAGATATTAAAACATTAACTAGAGGTTCATTAAAAAAAGCAACAGTTAAACTTACCGCTCACAACAAACAACAGTTTGATATTATTGATCTTCTTTATTTAAGACTAGGATACACTGTTTTACTTGAATGGGGAAATAGCATCTACACCCCAGACGGTGTTACTAGAGAAATAGTTCGTAATACATTACTTGAAAATACATTTTTTAACATTAATGGAAAAGGATCATATCTAGACATGTTAGGACCTATTGAACAGTATAGGCAAAAATATGCTGGAAATTATGATGCACTTTTAGGTAAAGTATCTAATTTTAGTTGGGCTTTTCAACCTGATGGGTCATATGATATAGAACTTACTATAATAAGTTTAGGTGATGTTATTGAGTCATTAAAAACTAACATTTCATCTCCACAAAATTTAACAAAATTTATTGAAGAATCAACCGGAGGTAAAGAAAACCCTGATGAACCAGCAGACCAACCTGATATTATAGAAGATAATAAAGATGCTAATGCTATATCTTCTATGTTATGGACTTGGAAATGGGTTAATAGAACTGAAATATTTAGAGATACACTTTATATTAAATTAGGGGATGGAACAGAATCACCTGTTGGTAGTTTTTTAAATACCTCAGGAGAAAACATTACAGCAAATTTAATAAGCTATAAATTTTATTACACAGCTTTTAAGGATGAACTTATTTTTGATGGGTCTGAAAATCCTATTCGCACTTATTTCCCTGACCTTTACCCACAATATGAAACTACAATTAAAGAATTTACTAAACCTGATACACGTAAACAAGCTGAAGAATATAGAAAATATCTTGAAGAAAGTTTAGGAAATAAGAAAACTTTTGAACGATCTAGAGAAGTTTATAGTAGAGAAGGAATTAAAACTATAAGATATGACACATATAAAGTAAAAGTTCGCTTTAAACGAGTTAATAATTCTGAACGTTCAGTTACTACTGAAAGCCCTATTTCAAAATTTGAAGAAGATGATGCATTTTTGATTAATACAGAACCAGTTCAATATTATCTTAGATTTGGAGCTTTATTAGATTATATAGAAAACGATATTTTACCTAAAATAAACACTGATGGTAAAGATAAACCCCCAATTTTTGAAATTGACTCAGACACATATTCTAACTATATGTATTCTTTACCTAATCAAATTTCATTAGACCCAAGAGTTTGTTTAGTAAGAAACGACCATTTTACAAAAGATTCAGGTACTGCAGAAGTTTTATCTAAATTAAACCCATTTAGAGCAGAAGATTATGTACAAAATAATCCAAATCTAAATAAAGCTTATCCTTTTAATATCTATTTAAACTTTGAATTTATTATAGAAAGTTTAAATTCAAATGCTGATGAAAGAGGAGATGTTAACATGTACAACTTTTTAAAATCAATATGTGATGGTTTAAATAAATCTTTAGGAGGTATAAATAATTTAGAACCTATAATTGATGAATCTAATAATACCTTAAAAATAATAGACACTACCCCAATTCCTGGAATCGGTCAACGAAATGCAGATTATATTCTTCAATTGTATGGGTATAAAAAAGCGGGATCTTTATACAGTTCTACTTTTGTTAGAAAAGTTGACTTAAAAACAGCTATTACCCCAGAATATGCTACTATGGTTACAGTAGGAGCAACTGCAGGAGGATATGTTAAAGGAGTAGAAGCTACAGCGTTTTCAAGATGGAATGTTGGATTACATGATAGATTTAAAGAAAATTTT